CATTCAATACCAGAACCGATAGGGAGTTCATCAAATGCGGCTTCAGACAATGTTCCTGTTGGTAATGTCAATGCATTTGTCGAACCAGTTGACTGAGTACCAATAACAATACCAGTAAGCAACTCAGCGATTGTAAGAACTGCGGCGGCTGTCTCTGCTGTGATTGTAACTGGGTATGCTGTACGACCCAATGTGAAATTCTGAAGAGTCCCATCACCCTTAAAAATGGCAACTTTCGCCAGGGCTTTTCTTGCGCCAGTCAATATCTGAAGGTCTTCACCATCCTGATATACGTCTGGGTACTTTACTAAATTACTAAGAATGTCTTTTGCCATGATTAACCAACTTCCTTTTGTTATCTCATGAATGAGGTTGCTTTGTTTTTAGGTCTGGCTACATATGCGCCACGACCCTTGCGAATAACAACCGCTTGATTCGCTTTGTCTCTAAAATTCTTCATGTAGTTCTCGCCAAGGTTCACATCAGTGGGCATTGCTAGTTTGCCTTTGACAAATTCGATAATGGCGAGACTAAGGTTTTCATCTGCATTAATATAGCTAAACTCATCAGGTGAAGCAATCTCGGTCACATTCTCCCAAGTCGTAGTCACAGAGAAATCTACCGTAGTTAGGTCAGCCGAAGCCTGATTAGCAAGAGCCTTGTAGTAATTGTAGCGTTCCCCTCCTGAAGCATGACCATCTAAAACATAAACTATTTCATTAATTAAAACTGTCTCAGTCCCAGTGCTTGTATAGTCGTATGTGTCTGAATCACCATCTGGGTCATAGACGAACATCATTCCAAGTGAAGTATGCTTAATTGAAATAGCATTTGCAAGAGCTTCATCAGGTACAATAAACTCACCTGTATCATAGCTCTTCTTCAGTATCTTCAGCTTTCTACCCTGAATAGTCCACTGATAGTCCTCATAATTAGTAAGGGTTTTACTGATTTCAACAGAACTATTCATAACGAAAGACGCTGGTAGGTCATATAGTGATTTGCCAACAACAAGGTTTATATAGGAAATCTCAATATTCTCATGGTACTTAGATTCGGTTTCTAGGAAAGCATCGCGAATACAGTCTATAACAACGCCAGTCTCTCTTGACCCCGACTTCTCCATCACTTTCAATACTTGCATTATTGAGCCACCTGCTGTCCTCTGGAGTTATTGATTACGGAATCTAATGATTCCCTTGCAATTTTAAACATTGCAACACCATTTTGTGAGAATTGCTGTGCAAGGCTTAATGAACCGTTGATTGTAATTTGCAATGTATTTGCGGCTTCAAGATAGGCTTTTGCCTTAGCAAGCTCTCCGCCAAAACGTGAACTTTCAGCCTGAACCAAAGCACTATATTCCTGAATCTTTGCACCGACTTCTGCACCATAGGCAGAAATATTAACTCTTGCAGTTTCAATTTGTGCTTGCAACTCTGCACTAGCATCTTGCTGTTCCGCTGAGAATGCCTTGAATGCTATATCTGCATCCCTGGCCTTCTTCTCAACTTCAGCACCATACTTCTGCAACTCAAATCCTACACGCTTAACCTCAACATCTGAACTTGCACTATACTCAGAAATTACGGCTTGAACTTCTGCTGAGTAGTTAGCTATGTCACTCCTAGCTGTCTCTATTTGAGCCTGGAGTACACCAGATGAATCTTTCTGCTCTGCACTATAAGTCTTTAACAGTTGGTCAAGCCTTGAGACTTCCTTCGTAACTTCTGCTTGATATTCACCAAGTTCTGTGGATATACGTTTAGCCTCAGAGTCAACACTTGTTCCATATTCATCAATTAGAATCTTCTGCTTACTAAGTTCACTATTCGCTCGCTGTGCCTCTTGTGATGCAGTTTGGTTATTAGCCTGCACCATTTCAGGGTCTTCATCATTTAACCAGTACCCAGAAGAGTGAGCAAGAGAGCTTTCATTTGTAAGGCCAACATCAATAAGGTTTTTTGCATTCGTAAGGGCATCTGTAAAGTTTGTAAAGTCAAGAGATGGACTTACAGGCATACTAATTGACGACAAACTCTTTGTCAATGTCAACACACCTGCGGGTGCGCCACCTGCTGGCTCCGTATAAGCTATTGCTATTGTAGGCACAGTTGGCAACGTAGGTGTTGCAGGCAATACAACAACTGGCAACACTTCATCCATAACAATACCTGAAGGCAACGCTGTGTTTGGAGCTGTATACGCTATTGATACAGAAGGTGGAGATGGAAGCGTAGGCTCTGCAACAGAATTATAGGTCGGCAAAGCCGCTACAAAGTCATCGAGATAGCCACCAGAGGCTGTGACTAATAAAATATTAGTATCTGCTTTTGCGGCATAAATTGCGAATTGGTGCATGTAGTCAATGTAGCAAGCAAAGTTCATTCCAATGCTCTCATACTTGCCAAGAAAAGTTGTTGATATTGAAGTCACAGTTACATCTTTAGCTATGGCACAAAGCCCTAGCTCGCCAGCTACTGGGTCTGGCTTTAGAAAAATTAAATTGTTCTTAATGAATGCAAATGGGAAGAGTTTAGTTGGTTTGTAGATACTGTCAATGGCCGTCTCAGTTGCATAGAAACCATCAAGTGGCTTTATCTCTGCTTCTCTGCCATTGCGCTCTGCACCCAATACAACTTCACCTGTAACATCAATGCCAGTACCATCAGCAACGCTTGCAGTTTGACCACGAAAAGAAGTTTGTAGAATATCAAGAGGGAGTGATGCGAGTACAAAACCCTGTGCATCATCCAGAGCTTGAACGATTAAATCATCAGGCACGTCACCAACAACGCTACCCGTTACTTGCCTAACCTTTGCTATTAAAGTAGCCATGATGCTCCCTAGTTAAATGGCCTTCAAGGGTGGATAGTCTGGGAAACACCCACCCCATCCGGCCAATTTAATTTCTGATAATTAAGCTATCGTCATGTGGTCATTATCATGTTCCATGCCATTGACATAGAAATAATCACCATCAAATTCGATTTCAGCCCAATCACCTGGAGCGGCTTTGCTTGCAAGAAATGTCAGTTCATCTACAGCTGAATCGGCTGATTCGCCACCTGAAGAGTCGGCTGAACATATCATTCCAAACATTAAGTCACCATCATTATCTGCGACACTAATGACAACATCTTTAGAGCTTGCAGTTTTCAAAATGAACTTAGCTTTCCAGCCAGGTTCAATCGTTGCAATCAATGGAAGTTGTATGTTAAGTGCGGCAGTAGCGTTCTGGACAACCATAAAGATTACACCAGCATCGCCACGAACCAACTGTTGGCTAGCAGATAGAGATTCTACCCGTTTATAATCCCAACCAACAGATACACCTAATTTGGTACTCATAAGTCTTGTTCCTTTCGGTTACGACCTACAGCCAAACAGCGTGTAAGTAAGGTTTGCTGTGATGGAACCCAAGGTCAGCATCTATAATGTCAACCCTGCGGCTCTCGCCACTGTTAGGTTTCGTTTTCACACCCTGATGAACATGCACATCATTACTAATACCGTTACCGATAAGAGGTCTGATAGCAGTTCCATTCATGTCAATTCCAAGCAACTTAACATTTGTACCGTCAAGGTGAATGTCACGAACAAGCTTCATTGTTGTACCGTCTACGTCAAGTATACGGGTTGGAACACCAACTAGCTTTTTAAGGCTATCTGAGGCAGAGATACGGTAGTTGTTAGATTCCTCAGCAACATTCTTCATGTATGAGGTTTTACCGATTCTACCAAACCAGTTCCATATCTGTGTGTTACAGTAGTACACCTTGCTTGAACCCATTGTAGGACTGTAGCGTGGGTCATTAAAGGCTGACATATCTTCCAGGAAGTCGTCATATGTTTTTGCAGTAATGTCAAGTGCGAATGTATTTCCGTTGTTGATGATGTAGTTGACAATTCCTTCAGTATATGTAATACCGTCAGCATCAGTCATCTGTTCGCCAAAGTATGCTGTGCGAGCCATATCAAGGTTCATTTCCAACATCTTGTCATTCCACTCTTCCGACCAGGGATTCTGCTCAAATTTCAGCTCTGTACTCATGGCACGATATGACATGATTGCTTCTTTTTTGAAAATCTGTGTCAGGCCGTTATCAACACGGTATTCCTTGTCACGATGTACTTCACCAAAGCCAGAAAGCTCATGATAAGCAGTACCCGAAACATAGGTACGCATAGGTTCTAGCTTCTGAGCAATACTGTTAGCGGCAGTACCGTGAGCAGTATCAGTCAGTAAAGCTGTGGTTTGGTCAAATGCGGCACTCGCACGATAGGAAGTTGGATATAAAGCGGCAGATGGGCGTTTAAGTAACAACACATTTACCATTAATGCTTCACCAAAAGCACTACCTGTCATTGTGTATGTAGACAATACACGCACAATGGCATAGTCTTCGACTACTACTGCTCCAGCGGCAGTTGTGGGAGTTGTTGACGTGGTAGGAATGCGGAGAAGTTGATTTGGATGAATGTAATTTGGTTTCGTTCCTGCTTGACCGAGTGTAATACCATCAGATACAGCTTGACCAATGCGATTCTCAACCTGCCCTATAATGGTAAAGTCACCCATTAACAAGAGGCTGAAATTTGAACCAGCGGCTGGCAACGATGCATTTGCATACATATTGGCATTGCCATTGACAGTTGCGGCCAAGAACAAGAGATAGCGTGTAGTGTCCCAGCCAACAGTTGCGGTCACTGTTTGGTCTGCGGCAGCCACTTCACCTGCGGCTGACATTCCCATAACGTAACCATAGCGTTTCAGAGCGGCAGAGCATTTCTTCGATGTAACCTTGAAGTTAGGGTCTGTCGTTGGAACTTTTCTCATCATGTTCAAGTGATGGAGGTATGGGTCACGCAAGTATGAAATCTTGGTATAGGAGCTACCAAAATCATACGAGCGTCTTAAATCACCAGTATTAGGGTTAGATGCCCTTGTTACCTCAGCAACGTCTGACTGGTTCAGATTTGTTGCTGGGTGCATAACGGTTAGAGGCTCATCCCCTCCGGTAATTCTACTATAATCATCTGACATGTTAATGTCCCTTTATTTATTTATAAGGCGGTTGTTTCAAAAGTTTTATCATCTACGCCAAAGTATTTATTGAAAAGTTGTGCATCACTCAGAGGTTGTTTCGGTGCGCCAGAGCTTCCAGCAAGTGAAGGGATGTAAGATGAAACCCTTTCCCTCTGGTTGCTGAACTGCTTTGCTGTTGAACGTGAAACATTCTCAGCGTACTGCTGGCGATTGATTGTAAGAAACATATCCTCAAGTGTAAATTCTCTATCGGCCATTTGTTTCTCGAACTTAGCATAACCAGCTTCGTCAAGCTTATACTTCTCCATAAGCGTTTTCTTCTGCTCGCTATACTGCTCTTCGCCTTTTTTCTGCATGCGCTTTTCATCTTCGGTTATCTGAAGCCGTTTTGCTTGTATCGCAATTCGAGCATTGAGGTAACGGCCTGAATCACTCTCAGGGTCATCAACTGCTTCGGCTTCGTCATAAACAAAATCTTCAGGCAAGCCCAGAGCTTCTTTCAAGTTCTTAGGGGCTGGCTTTTCCTCTTGTGGAGGTTGCTGATTTCTGCTTTGTAGATTCTGGGATAGAGTTGAAACCAATGTCTCAATCTGCTGTCCCTGCTTAGTAACTGTTTGAAGTAACACATCTGATTCGACCCCACCCTTTTTCTCTGGTTCTGTGGGTTGATTGAGTGTATCAATAAGTTGTGGTATTGGTGCATTCGGTTTGCCACCAGGCATAACTATTGTTTCTGCTCGTTCATCATCCATCAATGCAAAAGCATTGTCGTTAAAATCTAAATCGTTCTCAGCCATTGTACGGTTTTCCCTTCATAATTAATATACTAATAGACTATCCTATATACAAGCTTCTAAGCCTAGCCCAAGTGTCACTTTGAACTAGGTTTTTTAGCTGTAATAGCGTTTTTCGCATCCTGCTCAATTTGCTTCATATTAGCCTCATGAGTCTTTAGAGCCAACGATGCCTTGTCCTCAAACTGCGCTAATGCGGTCTGTGTCTCAAGAACACCCTTGCGGACTTCATTCTCTCCAGCCATTGAATTGATTTTAATTCTGGACTGAATAACTTGACGTTCAAGCGTTTCATTGTCACCCTTCAGCTTCTTGATTTCATCTCCAAGAGATTCAATCTGACCTGCCTGCTGTGCCTGGACACTCTTACGTTTGATAACACCCTCTTTATCCTCAATATCGGTGTATTTAATCATTTCAACATCATCAATTAGATTATCTTTGAAATACTCGTAATATTTGCTTTCTCGCATCTCACGATTGGTTGGGAATGTAGAACCTGCAACAATACGAATGTCAAAGTTTGCAGTCTCATAGTCAAGATACTTGCCAGAGATTTCTCCAGACTTGTCATAAAGAGGCACGTTCAATTCGTAATCCTCAAAGCCATTCTCATTGACAATACGGAAAATTTTGTGCGCCTTGTAAACATGCTGAGAAATGTCAATAAAAACCTTCCCTAGATGTGTTAGGGCTGGCTCAAAAACACTATCAATCCATGCTTTCAGCTTGCGAGTACCAAACTCATCATTTGCCATTAGTGAGCGAAAAGGAACCCTGTCAGACACATCAGCCATTCCCATCATCCCAGAGCTGACACCTGCTGTATACTCCAGCTCGTTTTTGCCCTCATTCATGATGGTGTAAAAAGCGTTGTTCAAAGGCAAAGGCATGATGCGTTCAGGCTTGCTCTCTGGGCCAGAATAGACATACTCTAAAATACCACCTGGCATAGTCGAGTTCTCTGTCCACACATCCATATCAATCACAGAACCTGAGTTCACTAACCACTGCCCATTAGAGGATAGCGTAGCATTGTGAATCATCAATTGGTGCGCCTTGTTGATTTCTTCCTGTTTACCCATTAAGTATTTCATAGAAGAAATAGGATAAATGTTACCTGTATATACATAAGGAATTGGAACTAGGGGATAATACTTGTAGTCAAGGTCAATCTTGTAAAGCATCGTATCATCACCAACAGAGCATTCAAGCTTAACCCTCATGTCCCAGAAGGGAATCTCTTCAAGAATATCTTCGGGGTTTACGAGACCATCTGCAACTGCCTTTTTGTACTCTTCCTTGCGAATAACGATACTTTTAATTTGGGCTTTAAGTTGCTCAACAGCACTGGCATAGGCTTCAGTCTGTGCATCTAACTGAGACTCTAAACGCCTGCGTTCTTTGGACATTTCAAGTTCCATACGAACAGGAAGCATATCTCCATTATCTACCATCTTCTGCAATTCAGCCTCACGCTCTTGGATAGCAACGTCAACTTCCATTGCCAATTCCTCAAGCGACACCCTGCCCTCCATCTGCATTTCTCTAATTGCGTCTGGTGAAGGGATGTCACGAACCATGAGATTTAGGAACTCGACAGGCTCACGCCTATAGGTTTCAATGTATGGGAGAACTTCCTCATACTGACCATCATAGCCATTAATAGCATCTGCATTAACTTGACTATTCTTAGTTTCCTTCGTACCATCGCCACCTGTGTCTGTAAGAGCCGCACCTTGAGCCGCCCAAATTTGCTTAGCAAACTGTGGCAATTTGTTGGCAATACTTGTCTTTGACATATTGCGAGCAACCTGAATCCATGAAGCATCTCTAGCAAACATATCACGAGATGTTGGGTCTTCATATACATCTTCAGGATTGATGGAGCCAAACATGACTTCACCCATTCCCCTGTCAGCATCCTTGTCAACATATAAATAGGGAACACCTTTGGACTTCGCAAGAATGTCTAAGGCTACCTGACCCATGTGCATCTTGCCATTTGACTGCTCAAAGGAGTAATCCATCAAACGTGCGGCAATTCCTGCTATTTGTGAATCATCCCCACCACTGCCTGTAGCAGACCAACGTGGGTTGTTAGCAGTTATAAAATACTTTTGGGTATCAATAACAGGAGTAGACCTATTAGATGTAAATGTCGGCATGTTCGCATCTTCTAAATCCTCCAATTCATCTTCATCAATTTGCTCATCTTCGTAAAAGCGTTGGCCTTTATGAAGGTCGCCAAGCCATTTGTTTCTTCGGCCATTATTCGCAAACTCAATAAGCTGTCTATTGCTATGTGCAGTTGACACCTTTTTGTGTGGTACCGATGGTTGTAAAGACATTACATTGTTCTCCAGCTTCTTTTGCGCTTCGGTTTATTAATGTGGTTGTTAAGACGTTGCACCCTTACCAAGTGGCTATTCGTTTTATTGCCTACTCCATCTTTAGGAGCTTTCTTAGGTCGTGGCGGGTAAGCACCAACACAAGCATAGTAAAAGGTTTCGATTGTGTCGTCATGCGCCATGAATGGCCCAAACTTCCAAGTTTCATCTATCAGTTCATAATGATTCTTCCTGTAGAATACCATCCCATTGGAAAAGTCAGTAGATAGATAAGTATAAATTCTGTTGTGCTTGTTCGTTCCCCCTGGCGGGTGTGGCGCATAAATAGCATAGTTAGCCTTCAGCTTCACCTTCAAGTCATGGAGTGCGCTAAAAACACTACGATTCATCGCAACATCTTCAATACGACCACCAGTAATATTGTATCGTTTAGCAAAGTCAACTAGGTAATCAACGACACCTGCCTTGCCAACGAGTTCATAGTCAACTATCTCACCATCTACTATCTTAGGTTCACGCCTGCCAGCAGTAGGTATAGAGCGATGGCGTTCATACTCAAGTACATATTTTCGCCCTTGCGCGTCAACAGCCACCGCCATAATAACTGAATAGTCAGAAGTATTGTTATCAATAACAGAAGCAGGGTCACAGCCAACGAAAACATTAACAGGAATAAGCTC